GGCGTAGATCTGGGCCGCGACCCGGGCGAGGCGACAGGTCCAGTGGCCGACGTGGGCGCCGACCTCCAGAACGACGGCGCCGTCGGCGAGCGACGTGAGCACGGGGGCGAGCTCGGCCTCGTGGCCGGACGGGCCCAGGGCGTCGTCGTAGCCGGGCCCACGGTCGAGCCACAGGAGCCCGTCGGCCTCGACGACCGCTGGCGCGCCGACGTTGACGGCGGCGGGCTTGGCCGCGTCCTCGCGGCGTTGCTCCAGGGCCCGGCCGAGCCGCTCCAGCGCCGGGACCCAGTGGCGGACCGTGACCAGGTTGGCGTCGTAGCCGCGGGCGAACAGGGCGGCCTCCTCGCGGAGGTCCTCGGCCTCGTCGTAGGCGGTGAGGTACGCCTGGACGATCTGGGGGATGCGGGGGACCGCGGCGTAGGCGTTCATGGAGTCATGCCAGAGCGGCTCGTAGTCGACGGCCCAGCCGGCGCCCACGAGCTCGGGCATGGCGGTCGCGTTGGTGACGATGACGGGCGTCCCGCACGCTTGGGCCTCGACGATCGGGATCCCGAATCCCTCGCCCCAGGACGCGTTCGACAGGACGTTGGCGGCCCGGTAGATGTCGGCCACGGTCGTCGGCGGGAGCCCCTTGCGGTAGCTGTACTGGTCGGTGAACGAGTAGGAGCCCTCGGGCAGGTCGTCGAGGAGCGCGGTGATGTCGATCCCGTGCTGGTTTTTGACGTCGGTGTGGAGCACGAGCACGGCGTCGGAGTGGCGCCGGCGGAGCTCGGCGAAAGCGGCGATCTGTTCGGCGAACGCCTTGCGGGATCCGTCCTTGCCGACGTTGGCGGAGACGATGGCCACGACGAACGCGTCGGCCGGGATCCCGAGCGCCTCGCGGGCGACGGCCCGGTCGCCGGGGTGGAACACGTCGAGGTCGATGCCGTGGGGGACGTAGATCGGGTCTAGCCCGGCGGCGGACAGGCAAGCCTCGCCGTGGCGGCTCATGGCGATCGGGGCGGCGCCGTACGCGGCGAACCACCGGGCGACGGGCCCCGGGAGCGTCAGGTGGTCGATCGGGCACCACGAGGCGACACACATGTTGCCGAGCATGGGAGCCGTGAGCGTCCACACGTCGCAGAGCGTGATGATGAGTCCCATGTTGGCGGCGTCGCGGAGCATGGTCCCGGCCTCGGCGCCGAAGTGGTCGACGGCGTGCTGGACGACGACGTCGGTCCCGTAAGAAGTTTCATAAGCGGGGTAGCACTTGACCCCGCGCCACTCCCAGACGGCGCCCATGTGGCCGTAGTAGTCGGAGATCGCGACGTCGTAGCCGAGCTCACGGATGCGAGGGACGAAGGTCGCGGTCTGCTGGCCGTAGCCGGTGCCGACCCATGGGGCGACGGAGTGCCAGAGGATGGGGTACGTCATGGGATCTCTCCTGGAGTCGTGGTGGATGCGGTGCGTGTAAACGCGGCACGGGGGCCCGGCCGGTGCCGAGCCCCCAGTGTCGCATGATCGGTGGGTGTCAGCCGTCGTCGACGGCGGCGCGGGTCGCCTCGGCGCCCTCACGGAGCCGGTCGGCCTCGGCCTGTGCCTGTTCGGCCTGTGCCTCGGCGGCGGCGGCGGCCTGCTCGGCGAGGATCGCTCGGCCGGGGCCGGGCTGGATGAGGTCCGGATCGCTGGGCTCGGGGCCGGTCGCGGCCTCCTCGTCGGGCGTGTCGGTGGTCTCGTCGGTGGCCATGGGATCCTCCTGGGTCATGTCGCCTGGGTGGCCATGTCATCCTCGCGCAGGCGGGCCGCGAGCTCGGGCTTGTTGCCGGAGACCTTGAGCTCGGCGCCGGCCTTGTTGCGGCGGTCGATCTCGCCGTGGAGCTTGGCCAGCGTCCACGAGTCGTAGTCGGGCGGGGCGGCCTCGGCGAGGTCCTCGACCTCGTCCTCGACCTCGGGGACGGCCGTGGCCGCCGGCGAGCCCGTGTCGCCGGCGGCCTGGCCCTCCTCCTCGACCTCGGCGGCCTCGGCCGGGGCTGTCGGTGCCTCGGTCTCGGTGATGCCTTGGGCGAGGAGCCCTGGACCCGGTGGCGTGGCGTCGCTCCACGTCATCGAGTCCTCGACGATCTCGGCGATCCCGTTGGTGGCGAGCCGGGTGTAGAACGCCACCGACGTCGAGTCGTTGTCGTTGACGTCGACGATCTGGTCGGGACCCCACGACGTCATGACCTTGGCGCCATTCAGGGGATGCGGTGCGTAGCCCGAGAATGGGCCGTGGACCTTGACTCTCACGGGGTCCCTCCAGGTCTCAGTCGACGACGATGTACTTGGCGAACGCCTTGGGACGAACGACGTCGCCACCAACGCGGAGCTTGAACTTGAACCCGACCAGCCCGAGCTCGGCGTAGCGCTCGTTGAGGCGCTGCATCGTGATCTGCTGGCGGTCGGCGACCATGTAGCCGAGGGACGTGTCGCCGAAGATGACGGACGGCGTCGAGTTCCCGGACGCCACGGTCGGCAGTCCCTCCAGGGTGTAGGCCGCGTAGCCGAACAGGGTCGCCGGATCGCCGGCCCGGATGGCGGGCTGCCACAGGTAGTTCGACGTCGAGTCCTTGAGGAGCGAGACGGCCATGGCCGCGTCGTCGGCCAGGTAGTACGCGCCGTTGTTGCGGAACACGGTGGGGACCTTGTACGGGAGCGACTTGAGATCGTCGGCCTTGATCCCGCCGGTCGCCGAAGTGACCGACTGGGTGATGAGCGGCGACGCCTGGGTTGCCCGCAGCGCGAGACCGAACGGCCGCGAGGTCCCGGACCCGTTGGCAAACGCGTCGTCCTCCATCTCGGCGAACTTGAGCCCGATGATCTGGGAGATCATGCCGGGGAGGTTCGAGACGTCGGTGTCCGCGAGCTCGTCCTCGCCGACCTGGGACAGGGCGAGGAGGTCGTGGACCTCGATCACGTTGGCCGGGGTGTTCGGGACGACGTTGGCGTCGGTCAGGGTGTTGCCGACCTCCAGCTTCCCCCACCCCGCGGTCGCGTTGGTGAGCGATCGGACGTCGACCTTGTCCGACGTGGTCGGCCGGATCAGCGGGCCGGCCTTGCGGAACGTCCCCAGGTGGGGGAGGTCGGTGAAGATCGGGGTGACGATGTCGTGGGGGACCAGGACCTCGCCGGTCGCGTTCTCGACGAGCGCGGCCTTTTCCTCGGTCGTCCGTTCCTTGCCCTGGAGCCACTTGAGAAACGCCTTCTGCTCGACGCGCTTGTGGCTGGCGTCGAGCGCGTTGTCGATGTCGTCCTGGGAGTGCGTGGCCTTGGCCATCGCCTCCAGGGCGGGGTGGCCGTCGGCGGGCGCCGCGGCCCAACCGTCGAGCGCGTCGGCCTGCTTCATCGTGTCAGCGAGATCCTTGAGCCGGTTGCCCTCGGCGACCAGCGACTTCATCTCGTGGAGCTTGTCCGCGGGCATCTGGGATGCGTCGGGGTACTGGTCGCGGATCGCTCGGGCCATGGTGATGCAGGACATCGCCTGCTCGAACGTGCGCTTGGTGTTGGTCTCAGACATGGGTGTCGGCCTCCTCGATGGCCTGCTCTAGGGCGTTGATGTCGGCGAGCGCGCGGTCGACCTCGGCGCCCCGGATGATGTCCAGGGCGGGGGTCGACTCGGGCTCGGCGGGCGTCCCGTCGGACTGCCCTTGCAGGAACGACACGGCGTAGGCGCCGGCGTCGCTTTGGGCCGACGTGTCGACGGCCCCGTCAGGGGTGTCGGCGGCGTCGCTGGCGGTGCCGGGAGCGTCCTCGACGGCGGCCTCCAGTAGATCGGAGTCGGTGGGGTAGTTGCGGACGAGCTCGTCGATCGCGGCCTTGCGGGCGTAGGGGTCGACGATGGCGGTGGCGTGCTCCATGGAGGCGAGCCACGAGGCGTAGCTGGCCGATCCCATGCCGGCCATGGTGCGGAGCGAGTCGGGCATGTCCTCGCCCATTTGGCCGTAGAGCCCCGCGGCCTTGCGGGCCGCGGCCCGCTTCTGTTCGGGCGAGGCGGTGACGCCACCGCGGCCGCCGGCGAGGACCGCGGCGGCGGCGTGGACGGCGTTGGCGTTGACGTCGCCGTTGGGCTCCAGGACGGGGAGCTTGTAGCGGTCGAACGTGTCGGTGCCGCCGGTGCCGGTGTCGATGAGCGTGGACTTGCGCCACTGCTCGATCGTGAACCGGGACGGGGACCCGTCCCACGCGGCCTGGGTGACGGCCTTGGCCCCGGTGACGCCGGCGAGTGCGTTCATGGGGAACGGGGTCACGGTGATCTCGAACAGGCGCAGCGCGTCGAGGAACCGGCCGACGGCCTTGCCGCCGATCGTCTGGCCCTTGCCGGGCCGGGCCGACTTGGCCTCGTAGGTGAACGACGTGCCGCGTAGGTGGCCGTCGATGATGTCCTGGCGGATCCGCTGGGCCTTCTCGGACCGGGAGAACCGGGCCTTGAACCGGAGCCCCCGGGGCTCCTCGGACAGGTGCGTGATCGAGCCGATCACGCCGTCGGTCGACAGGTCGTGGTCGGCGATGAGAGGCATGGGCTGGGAGGCGCGCCGCCAGTCCTCGATCGTCTTGCGGAACGCGCCAGGCATGACGACGTCGCCGGTCTCGTCGACGTTGCCGAACACGGACGCGAATCCCTCGACCTCGCCCGTGTCCGGGCCGGTCGCCTTCCATTCGACCGTGGCCTGGAGTGTCGCCCTGTTCATGGTCCTTAGCCTCCGACTCGTGAAGGTTGGCGTCCATTGTGACGTGGACGCGGGAGCTCGTGGAGGAACCGCTCGGCGTAGCTTGCCGCTTGGAGGTCGGGCGGTGCCTGCTGGGTGGTGTCCTGGCCGTCCTGGCCGGGGCCCTGGGTGGCGTCCGGAGCGGGCGCCGCCGGCGCGGCGGGAGGCTGGAGTTCGCCCCCCGCTGGGGTGGGAACGACGCCGGCCGGGATGAGGAACACGTCCCCACCGGGGACCGGATCGAGCCCGACGGTGCGACGGAAGTCGTTGATCGTGACGCCACCGCGGGCGAGCGCGTTGGTGGCCCTCTCCCACTTGGACGACTCGGCCTCCTGGAGCGCGAGGACCTCGGAGTTGTCCCACTTCACGTAGACGGGCCGCCGGCCGACGCCATTGAACTCGGGGACCACCTGGGCGCAGAACGCGGCCCGGAACATGTCCTGGAGCGACATACCCATGTCCTCCCAGAAATGGGCCTTGGCCTCGCCGAAGTTGGCGAACGTCGAGCGGTCGAGCCCGACCTTGGCGCCGATGAGGACGGGCTGGACGCCGAACGCCATGGTGATCCTCGACTCCTCGATCGAGGACAGGTCGCCGAACTGCAACTGGTCGAGGTTGAGCCCGAGCGTCTCGACCTTCATGCCGGCCTGGAGGAACGCTGGCTTGCCGCGGTTGGTGCCGCCGTACTTGCGGCCCCACCGGGCCTCCAGCCGGTCCACGAGCGCTTGGTTGATCTCCGACTCGGTCGTGATGACGGTCCGGGGGACGGCGTCGTTGCGGAGGAGCGCGTCGACGTAGTCGGTCCGGGTGTTGTCGACGGACACGGCCCTCGTGGCGGCCCGCATGGGCGCCTGGCCGAAGTAGCGATCGAGCGGGTTGGGCCACTTGGTGTGGACGATGTCGCGGCGGTCGACGGGGATGATCCGTTGGACCTGGCCGCCGGTGACGGGGCTGGGCTCGTAGACGACGCCGTAGTCCCAGAACCGGGCGTCGCGTGGGTTGGGGATGATGCGGACCATGTCCGGGCGGAGGGGCCAGAGCTCGGCGGGGAGACCGTCGCGGCCGCGGATGATGAGCCAGTAGTTGTTCCCGGCGAGGTCGAGGTAGACGACCGATAGCTGGAGGAACTCGACCTCGTTGGTCGCGGGGTTGGGCTGCTCGATGAGCTTGCGGAGCCGGTGGTCGTCGAGGGGCTCGACCATGTTGGGCGTGTAGACGCGGAGGACCCCCTGGGGCAGGTTCCGGGCCTTGTACATGATCGCGGCGTAGGCGAGCTCGTTGCGGCCGAACCCGTTGGTGGCGTAGCTGGTGTAGGACGAGTCGGGGTAGAGGTAGCCGTCGACGTTCGAGCGTCCCGGGATGTTGATCCCGAACGGGTCGACGACGATGCGGCCGTGGCCGCTCGTGTCGTCGGCGTTGGGGAATACGGCCTTTGAGTGGAGCCAAGGCACCTAGTCGACCTCCCGCGGCCTCGTCACGTCTCCCAGCCAAGCATGACGGCCCAGCCGGCGGCGAGGATGCCGGCGGCGAGTACGGCGAGCCAGGCGCCGGCCCAGAGCCCGGCGCCGGTCGGGACGAGGATCGTGGCCGTCGCGGCGAGCGCGATGGCGGCGGCGTGGCGGGGCATCCCGACGATGGCGGCGCGGGCCCGGTCGACGCGGCCGCCGAGGTCCCACGCGAACTCGGCGGCGTCGGCGTCGCTGGGGATGAGGGGCCGGAGCACGAGGAACAGGCAGCCGGCGAGGACGAGCCCCCAGCCGGGCCCCCAGTTGTAGGTGACGCCGGCGGCGATGAGGATCGTGGCGATGAGCTTGCGGTCCATGGGAGGAGCTCCTCAGAAGATCTCGGGGACGGGGATGACCTTGGGCGCGGGCATGGTCGCGGCGGCCTCGACGGCGAGAGCGGCCGCGATCCCGGCGTCGATCTTGCGGCCGTCCTGGCCCTTGTCGAACACGTAGCGGGTTCGGCCGTCGTCCTCGTCCTCGGCCTTGACGTATGCCTTGCGGCGGATCATGGCCAGGACGTGGGACCGG